CGCACTACTTTAGCCACTGCTTTAGTAGATAACACTCGCTGGAGTACCTTTGCATTTCCACCTGCAACAGTGCTTGCTAATTCTGTAATCGTGTCACCAGATGATCCATATATAACGCCTAACAATAATCAGCACACCACAATCAGCCCGATGGCATCTTTTAAGCTGCTACTCGTATGTCCATTATTCGATAATGAAGGCAACCTTAACGGCATAGAAGACTTTGTGGTTCGAGTGTTTAATCTTCTTGCTGCATCGTCTTTGACTTATAATATAAGCGCAGTCAGCGCACCTAGTGTTCTCAATGCGGCAAGCGGAGACTTGCTCAGCTGCGAGATGTCAATATCAATCCTAACAAGTTGGAGCTAATATGTCAGAGCTAACACCAGAGGATCTAGCCTTCTTGCGAAAGATTGGTCAGACTCCAGCAGTACCAGCACCAAAGCCAGTAACTAACAAGAAAGATGAGGAATAATCAATGGCAATTTTCTTAAACAATAAGGTCGGATTTAAGATTGCTACTGTCAATCTTTCAGACCATGTAACTGCTTTCACACTTAATCGTGTGCTAGATCAGATTTCTGTAACAGCTATGGGCGATACTTCCAATAAGTTTGTTACTGGATTATCTTCAGATACCATCACTGTAACATTCTTGAATGACACAGCAGCGGGATCAGTCCTTGCAACACTACAGGCAGCGTTTGGATCAACAGTTGCTTTCCAAGCAATCCAAGATTCATCAGCTGCTGTTTCAGCAACCAATGTTCTCTACTCAGGTACAATTCTTGTAGATAACCTAACAGACATCAATGGCGCAGTTGGCGATGAAGGCATGATTGACATTACATTCACATGTAACTCAAAGACTTCATACGCATCAACAGGCACTTGGTCATAAACTAACTACTAACTAAGGGGCAAAATCATGGCAAAGTTAAAGATCGTTCGTGAAGATGGAAGCGTACTTGAAGGCGAAATCACTCCAGCAGTGGAATACCTTTTCGAGTTGCATCATAAGATGGGTTTCCATCGCGCATTTCGTGACGAAGAAAAGCAGACTATGGTTTATTGGTTGGCATGGGAAATAACACGCAGATCGGGTGAAACTGTTAAGCCTTTCGGGATTGAGTTTATTGAGACACTGAAGAGTGTCGAGGTTCTAGACTCAGACCCTTTAGCTTAAAGCGCGATCAACCATTCACCTACTTAATTGCTAGGCTAAGCATTAGGTTGGGGATCGCGCCACAACAATTATTGGAATTAGATAAGACCATGCTAGATGCACTTATGCAAGGTCTAAAAGATGAAGCAAAGGAGATCGAGAATGCCAACAGAAGTAAAAGGCGTAATTGAACTCCAGAAGGCTATCAAAAATTTTAGCCCTGATCTAGCAAAAGAAACTAGAAAAGAGTTAGCAAATTTACTAGCTCCAATAGTTAAGACTGCTAGAGGTTTTATTCCTTCACAAGCACCGATAAGTGGTTGGGGAACAACCAGCCCTAATGGTACTTGGGCTAATCGTGGATGGAATACCGCAGCAGCCAAGCGCGGTATTGGATATAAGACCACACCATCAAAGCCTAATAAATCTGGCTTTCGTTCTTTGGCTCGCATTGTTAATGCTTCCGCAGCTGGTGCGATCTATGAAACTGCTGGTCGAAAGAATCCTAATGGTCGCGAACAAGCCCCGACAGTAACAGGCACAAATCCTAAACCTCAATATTCTGCCTACTTTGGTAAAAAATTTAAGAGTCCCAATAAAGGTCAAGGCTCTAGTTTTAACCCCAATGCAGGTAATATGTTTATTGAAGCAATGGATCAATATAGCCAGATTACAGATGCAAACAATCAAACTGGCGCAGGTCGCAGAACTTCTAAAATGAAGGGTCGTGCAATCTTTCGCGCTTGGGCAGAAGATGGCGGCAAGACTAACGCAGCAGTGTTGAAGGCTTTACAAAATACTTCAGTTAAATTCTATAATGGATTGAAGGCAAAATAATGGCTATCGATCCATCCGTAGTTATTAACATTGCAGCGCAATGGACAGGTAGTAAAGAATTTAAGAAAGCTGATTCGGCTACAGACAAACTTAGTAAAAATGTTAAAAGTCTTGGCAAATCTTTAGGATTGGCTTTAAGCGTTGGTGCGATTATTGCATTTGGTAAGGCATCAGTTAAGGCAGCAGCAGAAGATGAAAAGGCACAGAAGCAGTTAGCACTAGCTCTAAACAATGTTGGGCTTGGTCGAGATATCGCTGCATCTGAAGCCTATATCCAAAAGTTACAATCTGAATTTGGAATCGTTGATGACCAGCTTCGTCCGGCTTATCAATCCCTAGCGATTGCCACGAAATCAACTAGCGAATCACAGAAGTTAATGAACATCGCTTTAGATGTTGCAGCTGCAAATTCACTTGATGTCGGTCAAGTGACAGCAGCCCTCTCGAAGGCATATTTAGGAAATAACACAGCACTGGGTAAATTAGGCGTTGGCATCTCTAAGGCTGATCTAAAGGCTGGCAACTTTGATGACATAATGAATAAACTAGCTAAAACCTTCAAGGGTGCAGCGAGCCAGTCTGCCAATACCTTTTCGGGAAAGATGGCGAGATTAACTGTCTCCATTGAAAATGCTAAGGAAATCTTAGGCAAAGGCTTAATTGATAGTTTTATGATCTTGACTGAATCTCAGGGTATCGAAGAACTACAGGTTAAAATCGAAAACTTTGCTACTTCTGCCAGTGAAGGCTTAAAAAAATTGGCAGGATTTCTAAAGGAAAATGAAATATTACTTAAAAGTATTTTTGTTATATTGTCGGCAACCTTTGTTGCTACAAAAATCGTAGCGGGAATAACTGCAACTATAACCGCTATTGGACTTATAAATAAGGCATATCAAGCACTTAGAGCAACTGCAATAGGTACGGCTATAGCCTCTATGTTTGCACTTAATCCTTATGGTGCAGCTTTACAAGTAGCCGCTATGGTGGCACTTATTGGCATTACCATAGCCGCAGTTAATGACCTTACAGAGTCTTATAACAATGCTAATGATGCTAAAAATAAACTTTATGATCCAGATGCCACAGGTCTAAATCATCTAAGAGAACTTGAATCTAGATATAACAGCGCATCTCTAAAAGAGAAGAAAAAACTTACAGCAGAAGAAATCAAGGCACTTAATGCCAAAAAGTTACAACTGGCTATTGACAAGGCTAAATTGGCACTTGGCAAGGGTGAAGATGTCTTTGACATGGAGAAGATCCAACTTAACGCAGCTGAACTTAACCAAGCCCAATTATTAGGTAAGGTAACTAACCAAGCGCAGCTTCTTCAGATCACCAATGATATGGCTCGTTTGCAAGTTAAGAAAGACATTAACGATCTAGAAGCTGCTATTGCCGCTAAGGACATCAAGGCTATTGAAGCGGCTACGGCTAAACTCAATAAGGATCTTGGCATCTTAGGCGCACTCAATGGTCAGTCACTTAAATTGGTTGAGATTGAAGGCATTCTTAAAGATATTGTGCCTAAAGACTTGATTAATATTGCTAATCTTGATCTTGCCATTGATAAATTAAAGGCAATCGCTACTGGCTTTGCCACGACACCCGCATCGACTGGATCAACCTTTGGCTATGGCTCGAATGTCACTTCTGTTATCACCCCTACTTCGGTAGCTGCTGCCATTGCTGGTCGTGCTGGCACAGATATTTCAGGTTCAACAGATCCCCGCGTTATTTATGGCGGTGGAAGAATTGACAGTGCTGGCAATTACAATGCTTTTAATCCAAATATGTTAGGCATGACTTCAGGCGGTGCTTCACCAACTACAAGTAAGGTAGAAGTTACTGTTGTGGCTCCACCATTTACCGATCCTAATGCTGTTGCAGAAGCAATTAATGACTTTTTACAAAACGCCAGAGATAGAGGAACGCTGGTAACTAACTAATGTCATGGATTCCAGAATGGCGAGTGACGATAAATGATGATGTTTATACAACTGTCACTTCTGTTTCGTTTGCATCTGGTCGCTTAGACATTGATCGCCAGCCGACTGCGGGTTATTGTCAAGTCCAGATCATCAACACAGATGGCTCACCCTTTACCATCAATGTTACAGAGTCAATTGTTTTAGAACTTAAAAACTCCAGCGGTACTTATGTCACTGTCTTTGGCGGAGAAGTATCAGATTTCAACATTGGGGTTAGAAGCCCAGATGAAGCAGGTTTTATCACTACTGGCACAGTCTTGGGCATTGGAGCATTGGCTAAACTTACTAAGGCTGTATTTAACACAGCTCTTGCTGAAGGCTTAGATGGCGCACAGATAGCAGAAATCTTAGGTGCAGCACTTAACCTTTCATGGGCAGAAGTAACCCCTACACTTACTTGGGATACTTATCCTGCGACTGTGACATGGGCAGATGCTGAGTCTTACATTGGCACTATTGACACAGGCTTCTACACAATGATTAACCTTGCAGCTAGTGCCACTGCCAAAAGCCAGACCCTAGTAGATCAGATAGCAACTAGCGCACTTGGTCAAATCTATGAGGAAAAGGATGGCGATGTCTCTTATGACGATGCAGACCATCGCTCTAACTACTTGGCAGCCAATGGCTTTACTAACCTTGATGGATCTTATGCAACTCCCAGCAGTATCCAGTCTCAGACTCAGATGGCTCGTATCCGCAACAGCCTGATCTATAAGTACGCTGCTGGCTATGCCTCTACCTACAGTACCTCTGATAACGACTCTATAGCCTCTTACGGCTTGTTTGAGAAGTCGGCTGAGTCAAACATCAAGAACCTTGCAGACATCACTGATATTGCTTCTAGAGAGTTAAACCTACGCAAGAACCCTAGAGGCTCACTAGGAGCAATCCGCTTTCGTTTAGATAACCCAGATATGCCTAGCGCGATGCTTGATAACCTGATCGGGATTTTCTTTGGTCAGCCAGTGCTTATTACTAATCTGCCTAGCAACCTTCTTAATGGAACCTTTGACGGCTTTGTTGAGAATGTGGCACTTAACGCCACCCCTACTTATGTGGATATTACCCTTTATGTCTCAGCTACAGACTTTTCATTATCTACCACACAATGGGAAACAGTATTGCCAGCCTCACTTATCTGGACTGGCGTAAATGGTACACTTACTTGGACTAACGCGACTGGAGCACTAACCTAATGGCAACTACAACACCCAATTTTGGCTGGAGCGTTCCAACATCCAGCGATTTAGTTAAAAATGGCGCAGTAGCCATTGAAACGCTAGGCGATTCTATTGACGCTTCATTGGTCGATCTTAAAGGCGGCACAACTGGTCAAGTCTTATCTAAGACATCTAACACAGATATGGACTTCACTTGGACAACATCTGCCAGCGGTGCTTTAACTAAGATTACTTCCAACACATTTTCAGCTGTATCAAGCGTTTCATTGCCTAACAGCACTTTTTCATCAACTTATACAAATTACAAAGTTATCTTTATTGTCTCAACTTCATCAGGTAGCCCAGCAATGACAGGTCGCTATCGTGCAAGCGGATCAGATAACACGACATCAAACTATTACAATGCAGTATCTATTGCTCGCGTAGATGGTAGCGCAGCCTCACAGGGTAACAGCAGCGCAGGAACATCATACAATCTCGGTTACATGTCATCAGGCACTCCGGGCACTTATGGCATCACTTTAGATTTCCTATCACCACAAGCAGCAGCAAAAAAGCAGATAGCAGGCGGTGGCTTTGGTTACAACAGCGGACAAGATGCATTCGCTGCTTATTCAATTGGTGGATGGTTTAACGCTACAACCCAATTCGATGCATTCTCTTTAATTGCCAGCACAGGCACTATTACAGGATCGTATGCCGTCTATGGATACCAGAGCTAAGGAGCAGTTAATGAGCGAAAAACTATTTATTCAAGATGGTGAAGTGAAGCGTGAATTTACTCCAGATGAATATGCACAGCATGAATTAGACAAAGCAGAAGCACTTGCAATGGCAGCAGAAGCAGCAGCGAAGGCTGATGCTAAGGCTGCGCTACTGGCTAAACTAGGCATTACTGCCGATGAAGCAGCTTTATTACTTGGATGAAGCCTAAACTTTCTAAGGCTGCAATTCAATTAAGAGAGCAGTTTGATGACACATTCCCAAGTCGTGACCGCACATCGGATGGCTGGATCGGTGATACCCGACACGCAGCTCGCCCTAGCGATCATAATCCCGATGCTAATGGCTG